CCCCTCCCCTTTAAGATCGTACGTTGGGAATTTTTATATCTACTTGTCCCATGGCTGGTGCAGAAATTAAGGTTCGAATCCTTAAAGTGGGTCAAGTACATATAATCGAGGTAAATGCGAGGAACAGGAAGTGTTACATAAGAAATTGGAGTTAAGAAGAATACTTAAAACGTGTTTAAGACAAATGAATGATATCCCTTATGAACAAAGGGACGACGAAGTAAAAGAAATAAGAACTACCATATTACGCAAATATGATAAACTAGGACAAGAGGCATATGACAGACTTAAGAAGATCGATCCTGAAATTCAAAACTTATAGGTTTGACAGGGATCTTACTAAAGCTTTCATGGCGTATAAAATAGACGGAGTGCAAGCTATAAGACAAAACGGACAGTGGGTGTCCCGTGCAGGAAAGGATTTACATAATTTGCCACACATGCCCGACGGAATATATGAAGTCTATTTAGGAGACTGGAAAAGTTCAGTATCTGCTGTGCGGACGCACAAGGGAAAGGAGATAAGTAAAGAAGCACTATACCAACTCTACCCTATACTTGATATGCGCTTATTTGGAGGATATCCAGACGGTATTATACTTCGTCCGAAAGAAGTAAAAGGTTTACTCGATAGCGCCGTACGTAAGGGATATGAAGGATTAGTTATACGCAGCTCAGAAGGACTATTCAAAGTAAAGCCGGTAGAGACACACGACGTTGAAGTATTAGAAATGATAGAAGGCAAAGGAAAGAACTTAGGAAAAGCAGGCGCCTTAGTGACACCCATGGGAAAAGTAGGGACAGGACTAACAGACGCACAACGAGATCAGTACTTTAAAAACCCTCCTATAGGAAAAATCATTGAAGTGGAGGCTATGAGCCTTACTCCGAACGGTAAGTTTAGACATCCTAGATTTGTACGAGAGAGAGTAGATAAATAAGTTATGGGGACGTGAAGGGTTCGACATGGGGTAATGCCGCACGCGGAACCGCCATGGACGCCAGTTCGATTCTGGCCGTCTCCACCATTTAAATAGGTCCGAACGCATCGTAGGGGTTTGGGTTGTGCTTAAGGGAATTGACCCTGTGGGACCAGATTAAACTAAAGGACTTCGGTCCGTACCCTACATTTGATTTAAGAGAAGTTGTGATGATAGAGACAATAGCAGAGATTACAATTTCGATACTCACAATTATCACTATGTGGTTAGCAGGTGATAAAAGTAAGAACGCCCCAGTAATGGGATTGATAGCGGAGGCTGGATGGTTCATATGGATCATCGCATACCAACATTGGGGTCTCCTAGTTTTGAACATATGCCTGATAGGAATGTATTTCAGGATGTACAACAAATGGAGACAATAACATGAGTTTTTTAACCTTTAATGATATACAAGGGGACACAGTATTTGTAAACCCTTCAGCAGTAGACGTGGTAGTAGCAGCTTCACATGAGATCCCCGTAGAAGTAGACGCTCAAGGCCAGCCGACATCAGATGAAAGAAAGTTGAAGTTCTTCGCAGTAGCTATTCTTCGTAATGGAAGACAAGTACAAGAAGCATTTGATACTACAGACGAACGAGACGCAAAGATAGCAGAAGTTAAATCAGCATCTTTTCTATAATAGATGCAACAAGTTAACGTGACTGCCTTAGCCTCTGCAAGGAGGGCCATTCACCAGGACGATCTTCACCTCGGAAGAGGAGAGATATTGTGGCAGGCTCGTGGGAGGAGCTCAGGAAATGGGCCCTCCCTTTTAAATTTAACGGAGATAACATGAAGAATAAACCTTATGTAATATTGATGTGGGAAAAGATAGAATTACTACGTAAGAACTGGACAGACCTAGGCCTATGTTGTCATGTTGATCACACTCCTGAATCTGCATTACTCTATAAAAAGATACTGCTATATAAACGATTAAAGAGGAAGCAGAGATGAAGAAATGGTTCACATCAGATCACCACTTTTGGCATGGCAATATTGTAAGGATGTGTAAGAGACAGTTGAACAATCAGCGCCAGTATAAGAACCTAGAGGAAATGCATGAAGACCTTATTAAGAAATGGAATGAAAAGATTGGCCCACATGATATTGTTTATCATCTTGGCGATTTCAGTTTTCGTCGCTGCACCGGTCTTCTTAAGCGTCTTGTTAGCGCTCTCAACGGTAGAATCATACTCATCCTCGGAAACCATGACCAGAACGAGGCTAGGAGATATATGGAAGCGGGTTTCTACGACGTTACGTGGCATAAGCGTATTAATCTACAAGGATATCGTCTCATGCTACAACACTATCCGAGGTTCCCGTGGGTGAATGCTAAAGCAGCTAAGACCGATATTATAGTGCACGGCCATACACATGTTAAAGAACAATATAATGAAGCTGGGTCAGCCACCAGATGGAACGTACAAACAGAGCAGGACGAAACACACTTTGAGGACGCTAAGATTCATGTAGGAGTTGACGCCTGGGACTTTTACCCCGTAGAAGACTTGACAATAATTAAGCTGTGTGATAAACTTATAGATAAGAAGACGGAGGACGGTGACGTATGTACACAGTAGGATACAGATTATATAATAAAGCAATAGGAAAGTGGTATCACGATACTATCCAGACAGAGGATTGGGATAGAGCATTAGAACACTTTTACTGGTTCAGCGACATGGCAAAGGATCCCGACGTAACCGACGCACACATTACACTCAGCGCGGAAAAGCATACTTGTTGTAGATATACTAAATCAGATAACCCTGTATGGTGAGGAAGATAATATGAAGAGCCCCGGTAAGTTAGATGCGATGGCTTGCATCAAACGAAATATGGATAGGTACAATAAGCGATTAGGTAAAGGACCGAACTTTCTTTATATGGAGACCAGCGACCCTTTTATCGTATGTGCCCGAACGGTAATAAAGAAGCATTATCCGGCCTGTAAGCTCGTAATCTTACCGAACGGGTACTTAAGTAATACAGACTTTTCTCTATCACTAACAGATAGAACAGAACGATATGCACCAAACCAGAAGTTCCCAGGGATTAGAAAGCCTGACTGGGCAGTGGATCAGATACGAAGATTTGACACGGGACTAATAGAAGATATATGTGAATGCGGGGTAGGACACCCCAACGCAGATTTTATGGCATCCTGTAAGGAGTCAGATAGAAAGTGGATGGGTGTTCACGGATGTTGCGGATGTTGTAGCGGGAAGAAAAAGAAAAGGGAGAAGCAGAATGAAGAGTAGAAGCCAAGTAGTATCGATATTTAACATTATTATTAAGGTAGAGAATCCTGACAAAGACTTTAAAAAGGAATTAGAGAGAGCCTCTAAATCGGGAGACTTCATGTACATAGATAGATTTATTTACGGCTGTCCTGAACTGGTGATGCCTCAAGATAACGGAGACCTTATAGTATGTGTAGAACCAATGCCAGATTTATTAGATCCTTGGGCAGTAACCCAAGACTTAAAAGACGAATTAGAAGAAGCAGACAACAACGGAGAGTTTTTAGATGACCAGACTGAATAAAATATTACTTACTATAATAGTAGGACTAATGCTAGGAGCAGGTATCGTTCACACTCCGTCGGCGGTGCAGTACGTTAAGGAGAATTTCGTTGAACATGAAAATGGCAATATAGCTATGATTATGAACGGCCGAGGACACGGTACAGGATTCTTTATCAGTCATAACCTTTTAGTAACTAATGCACATGTAATAGACGGTAAAGATAAAGTTAAAGTTCAGTTGGTTAACAACACGGTAGTAGATGGATTAGTTGTCGGCGTTGATAAGCTTCACGATCTAGCTTTAGTCAAGGTAGGGTTCTCTAGAGGAGAGACCTTGGTATTAGATCTAGGAAAGGTAAAGAGAGGACAGGAGATTCACACTATAGGCTTCGGCCGAGGTACATGGTACAGCGCTAGATATGGTAAAGTTTTATATCATTATCTTGTCGATATTCCTAGGTATGGAATCCACTCCATGTATGTCAGAGCCGAGTTAGCTACTATACCTGGACATTCAGGATCTCCTATTTTTAATAGTGAAGGAAAGGTTATAGGTATAGTATCCTTAGGCGGCGGGGGAGAGACTATGTTTATCCCTGCATCCTTTATCGTAAAGATTCACAAAGACTACTTGACATTTCTAAAAAAATTACATATAATGCAGAGAGTAGAAAAACAGAAGGCACGTCAGAGTGCTATAGAAGCTGCAAAGAAACCGGGAGTATAATATATGCCTTATATACAAGACCATGACAGAGAACGAGTAATAGGAGACGGTCCTAAAAATGCCGGAGAATTAAATTATGCTCTTACAGAACTCGTTATAGAATATATGGAACGTACCGGTAAATGCTATAACACGATGAATGATATTATGGGAGCCCTCGAAGGCTGTAAACTAGAATTTTATAGACGCGTTACCGCTCCTTATGAGGATAAGAAAATAGAGGAGAATGGTGATGTCTACTAATCAAGATTTTTTAGAGGAAGGGCAAGATAAAGCTATTTACTTAGCCGGGCCCTACTCGCACGCACATAAAGATATAGAAGCTATGCGACGCATAATGCTGACATATGTTTCAACTAAATTAGCGGTCGCAGGCATTACAGTGTTCTCTCCGATCACTCAATCCCATGAACAAGAGAAGACAGGGTTAATGAAAGGTGACTACGAGACATGGAAGAAGACTGACCGTAAGATGGTAGAGAAGATGGACGAAGTATGGGTCTTAATACTCGAAGGCTGGCGGCAGTCTAAAGGAGTTACAGACGAAATCTACTGGGCCCGGAGAAAAGGTAAGAAGATTAGGTTCCTGAAGTATCAAGCCTATAAAGACAAAATTGTGGAAGTCAAACGAGGGAGTAAATAGATGTCGAAGTACCCAGATGAGTGTATATTAGATCTATTCCATAAGCTGAAGAATGGAGTGAGTTGGAAGAAGATCACCAAGCAGTTAAACAAGAAGTATAACTTTCAAAATGATCAGAGCCATTATAGAAATTTATTTCATCGTTATAAAGATAGATTCGAACTGAGTGAGAACGAGAAATTGACCATTGATATGATCAGAGAAGCTGCCACGGCCCGTAAAGGACGTACGGCCAGCAATAAGAAGTTAAAGAAGGTCTTAGATGAATGGGATGTTACTGATCATTTAGTAGACGACTTCACTAGAATCGCTGCAAAGTTGACAGGAAATAGAACAGTCATCAAGAAGGCTAAAGCGAATACCCTAAATGTTGGAAACGCTAACATGACCATGGCACTAGATATCTCAGATATACATGGAGGATTGAAAACTAAGTTCTATGATTATAAAAAGATCCGACTAAGATTAAAGAAATTAGTCAATGTATTCCTAGAAGAGTATGACAGGAATAGCAGGACACATAACGTTGAAGACTTTGTGATAGGACTGAATGGAGATATGATCCACAACGATAAGCTCCATGAAGATAGTTCTAAGGCCTGCGAAGAGAGCACCCCTGGGCAGCTGTACAACGTGACAGAGATATTATTCGAAGCTGTTATAGAACCTCTAGCGTTAGTAGGATTGCCTATCAGGGTAGTAGCTACAGCGGGAAATCATGACAGATCTTGTAAAAGTAGAGCGATGTTTCAACAAGGTAAGGAAGGATATACGTGGACAGTGTATAAGACATTAGAGCTCTTGACTAAAAAACTGAAGTATGATAACATTGAGTTTATAATACCAGAGGGGTACGGTGCAGTACTGAAGATTCAAGGATCTAATATCCTGTACGAACATGGAGATATGATTAAAGGATCTACAGAAGCTATACTAAGGACACATCTTAATAACAGATCCGAGCAGTATCAAATGATCCTACACGGCTTAAGGATAGGACACTTTCACAGTTTCAGACAATTTGGAAGGAAGATCATTATTAACGGCGGCTTAGTCTGCGGTGATGACTTCAGTGATAGTAGTGGATATGCGGCAGAACCTGTCCAAACGATTGTAACATATTGTAAATCACCTAACAGAAAGAATAGCTTATATAAGGTGTTCCCTGTTATACTACCTAAATAGGAGAAGGCATGTTAGTCAGCGATAAACTATTTTTAAGATTTATACAAGAGCGCCTTAGTCTATTAAGAGGGTTAGTGAATCTAAGTAATAAAGACCAAGAGGAACTGATCCTAGAAATCGCCAACCTAGAGGATGAGATAGACTCCTGTATTACCGGAGATTTAACTACGGAAAAACTAGATAAACAGAAAGAGTATTTTAGGAAGCACGACAACTACGAGCTAGGCTATAGAGGTGCCGACGGGACCTTGGTTGTGGAAGGACCTAGGTTCAACCACAGAGATCGGTTCTATGAAGTACAGGAAGAAAAAGAAGGCCTACTAAAAACTATCGAACTAGCTGGAGAAAAGATACATAAACTGGAGAAGGCCAATGAAAGACTCAAGAAGCGCTTGGCAAAAAGTAAAAAATAGCGACCAGATGGTCGGAATGTGTGAGGACTTCTTAGAGAAGATTCACCAAGACTTATGGAACCTAGAAGTTCCCAATAACAAAGTAGAGAAATTATATTTCCTAATGGAGGATATTAAACATGCAAGAGATGAAATTGGTTGCTTTCGACTTCGAAACTCATCTGATAGCTTACCCGAATAAGGTAAACCCGCCAGCAGTTTGTATATCCTTTAGTACGTTAGAGAAGGAAGATATGTTCAGCGATGCGAGTCACTACGAAGTGATGGAAGTCAACGGGAAGAAAATTCATAATTATTTGTATCCTTGTTTTGAGGAGAAGGGTATAGCCATAGTAGGTAACATATTCGCTCTGATGAGCATGGCGGGTAATATTAAATTGATCGCGCATAACGCTGCCTTTGACCTACACGTTGCAAAGAAAGTAGATCCTAGAATTATACCTTGTATATGGGATGCCCTTAAAGATGGACTAATATCAGATACCATGATCCGTGAACAGCTTTATATGCTGTCGACTAAGGGAGATCTTAACTGCCCTATGGCATTAGCTGCTCTGACTAAACGTTGGTTAGGTATTGATATTTCGGCCGACAAGGATGAAGACGCAGTACGTTATAGATATGAAGAAGTGGACGGTACTCCAATTAGTGAATGGGAAAGAGACTTTGTAAGGTATGCTATATCTGATACGGCGTATACACTTTGTATATACATTGCACAAGAAGAAGCAAGAGCTGAGAGAGGTCCAGGTTCTATCAACCAGGAGCCGCTTAATGTAGCATCGGCATATACTCTACGTGGTATGACTCTTGAAGGAATCAGGACAGATCCCGAAGTAGTACAGACCCTGAAGGACTACTACATCCCTAAGTTTGAAGAGGCCAAAGAGAAGCTCAAAGACTACGGTATAATGAGTGAGAAAGGTGTCCTATCTAAGAAGATACAACGTGACATAATTGACACATTATGCGCCGAAAACGGGGTTAAGGTGCCAAAGCTGACAGATACTGGAGAGATAGCAACAGACAGAGAAACGCTAGAATTCATGGCAGGTTTTGATGATCCTCGCATCGATGCACTACTAGAGTACAGCAATAACCTTAAGGCTTGTACTACATTCATACCACAGATGGACGTCGATAGGATCCATCCAGACTTTAACAATATAGTAAAGACATTGCGCACTTCATGTAAGAGTAGTAACTACCACCTTTACAAAGGAGATAAGGCCAATGCATTAACCGCGACAGGGAAGCCGAAGAAAGTCTTCGTACACTCAACCCCGTCCATGAACTTTCAGCAGGTACCTAGAGATGGCGATTTTAGAAAAGGGTTCGTCCCAGATGAAGATTATGTATTCGTTGACGTTGATTACGCTAACCTCGAGTTTATTATGGCTAGCGCCGTGCTTGAGCGTGAAACAGGTCATTCTACTTTGCGTGAGTTACTTAACACTGGGCTTAACATTCATGATGCGTTGTGCACAGTACAGTATAACGATATCTACAATGAAGAACTCACTGAAGCTGAAGGACTCGCAATTCTCAAAGATAAGACAGATAGTCGGCACAAACGACTTAAGAAAGTAAGACAAGATGCTACCAAACAAATAAGTTTAGGAGTGGCCGGAGGTCTTATGGTAGACACTGCGCACAGCGGAGTAAAGGCTAAAGGATATAAAGATGTTACGAAGAACATGGTAGACAAATGGCTATCCTATGCAAGGGATAGATTCCCAGAGTTTAAAGATTGGTTTGGCGCCGATGTACCATGGAACGGCAGGCTATGGAAATATAGAGTAAACCCTAAAAAGACCCGGTTCATTCCTAGACTTAAGAAGTCGATTAAGATTGAATACTGTACAGAGATCATGGGTGTTTACTTGGCTGACAGAACAAGGAATCAACTGTCTAATTGTAAGACTATGCAGACCCCAGCGGCACTCGGTATGAAGCGTGCGATCGTTATGCTGTATCAAAAGATGGAAGACCCAACGTTGAATAATGTATTATTCGGATCGAAGATCCACGCTAATGTACACGATGAAGCCCTCAACGCAGTTCCTAGGTCGAAATGGAAAGAATGCTTGGATGAGATATGCAGTACGATGTGCGACGCCATGTTAACGATAGCTCCTAAGAATAGAATCACTGTAGAGGCCACAGTACAAGACTATTGGGGCAAGACAAGCACAGAAGGATACCCTGTATTTGAAGCATACAAATTTAAAGATGGACAATTAAATGTGGATGAGGTATAATAAAGGTATATCGAATGGAGGGTAACATGTATAAATCATTCATCATATTAATGTTATGTTTACTTAGCGTATCATGTACTAGGTATCAAGGGACTAGTACTAGGATCCTGGATGACCTTGGCGTGAAGTATGAGATCACAAAGAAGATACCTTATCACCCTGACGCAGACGCAGTCTATGTAGAAGAGGAAGATAAGATTTATGTTAAGAGAGGAAAGCAACAGATATACCTTATATTACATGAAGTGGTACATAAGATAAGAAGTAACGCAGGAGTGTCCTTAGGTTTTGACGATCCTAAGATGCATAAGCTTGAAGAAGCTATAGCAGTTAAAGCTGCGATAAAGATCTGTAAAGTGGCAAGGATCAGCTCTGGTGTCAGTAAGTACCAAATACCTGGACTTATTAGCAGAACGTGGAAGGTTAATGGATTAGATAGAACGCCTCTCACCAAAGAAGAGCACGAATTAGTGAACGAAAAAGTAGACGAAACTGTTACCTTATTTATACAACTATTAAAAGCTAAAGGTTATGACATCAAGGAAGTCGATTGGGTCCGAACCGCAATTCTAATCTTAATCTAAGGGAGCGATCAGTGAAACAGGTAATCTTATTGGAGATAATCCATATCATAGGAAGATTAATAGCGGGGTCAGGCGTATTAGTTGTAGGAAAACATATACTTAATATCTGGGGATAACAATGGATAGAGAAAGTAGCCCTGCGGAAGGGATCAATAATGAAATAGAATTTATGTTACACTTATTACGTTTACCAAATATGGCATTACCTTTACCTGGACAAGATGATCCGGATCCTTATGAACAGATAAGAGTAGCTTTAATGATGATCAGAAAAAAACTAGTACGTATACAACAAGGAGAGTATGGCGATGGGTGAAGCTAAGCGTTTTAATGAAGGGAAACCCAGGCTATCTTTAGTACCTGGTGCATTACAGAGAGCTTGTGCAAGAGCTATGATGTATGGAGAAATGAAATATGGTATGCACAACTGGAGAGGTGGTGGTAAACATATGAGCTATCACGGACTTGCTGATAGTTTAAATAGGCATTTAGTAGCTTTATTAGAAGGACAAGATAAGGACGAAGAAAGTGGATTAAGTCATGTCGATCACATAGCAGCTAACATCGGGTTCTTAGCGGAGTTAGTAGAAAATGGAAAGATCATAGACGATAGGTATAAAGAGGATAAAGATCCTATAAAGTTAGAGATTACAGAGGATACAGAATTTATAGTCGAGACCCATCCTTGCTACCCCCCAGGGACGCCCGACGCTAATAGCCCATGCTTAAAGAAAAGGCTTGACGAAGAAGGCACAGACTGGTATAATGAATATAAACAGGGAGATAATTACAATGGATAATGAAGTTAAGAAATTATTAGGATTTGTGGATAGCATGGGTAAAGACAACAGAGCGCTATTCCAAGCAATTATGCAATTAGACGCGGCTCCTAGAGGTACGCAATTAAGATTGATTAAAAAAGTAAACCAACACATCTTAGAGAGGAAGTTAAATGAGCAAAGACGCGAAACAAGAATCAAAGAACTTAACGAGTTCCACGCAAAAGAACAAGAAGAAGAAAAAGCTAAGTCCTCAAAAGGAAGCAGTAAGAGCAAAAAAGGAACTAAGTCTAAAAAAGCGGATCCAGGAACTGGAGAAAGCTGTGAACTTCCTTCTTCATAGGTTTAAAGACATTAGTGAAAACTTGGCGTTTGCCTTTGATATACTAGCTAAAGCCGATCTATTAAAATTACCAGAGGAAGCTGAAGATGCAAGGAAAGAGTGGAAAGATGAAAAGCGAAAAGAAGTACAAGACAGCGACGCAGAGACAAGTAGCTAAGAAATTAGGATTCCGTAGCGGGTTTGAATTAGAAGTATCGCAGTTCCTTGAGTCACTTAATCGCTGGGTTGGCTACGAGGAAGACACGATAGAATATACTCAACCGGAGAAACCTAGGAAGTATACCCCGGACTTTATTCTTAAAAAGAAGGATGGGTCTAAGATGTATATAGAAACTAAGGGACGCTGGACAACTGACGATCGTATGAAACATAGCTACATTAAGTTATGTCATCCTGATCTCGATATCAGATTCGTCTTCCAGAATCCTAACGCTAAAATCCGTAAAGGAAGTAAAACAACATACGCCATGTTCTGTGAGAAGAAGGGTTATACATACAGCCCGCTAAAGAAACAAATACCTAAGGAGTGGTTAAATGAATAATAAATACTATGAATTTAATGATTGTATAACAGAAGTGTCCGCTCCTATCGTCTTAGATACGGAACAGATAATAATAGATATTAAGGATGGCGGCATGTTCTTTAGCGATACTTATAAATATAAGAAACAATTTACTCTATATATGTCAGGTAGAACACACTACTTCGATACGGAAAGAGAGCGGAACAGTATATATAGTGATTTAAGAGAAATCCTGTTCGAAGAACCAGAGGAATAATATCATGATACCTACATCAGTAATCACATTCGTAATATCTACGGCAATATCGGCATACTTTAAATTTGCCAATGCTAGAAGTGAGGCCAGAGAGAAACAACATAGTAGGCTGATAGATATAGCTACACACAATGAGAATTCTCAGAAAGCTAGAAATAGTATAACCAACAAATCATTTCAATGGACTAAAAGGTTTCTTGCAGTGTCAGCGTGGTCTGTATATTGGGGAGCTAAGGTAGCTCTTCTACTAGGGCTAGCTGCTCTACCTATTATACACGGAGAGCCTGTAGAAGTTCACCACGGGTTTTGGATCTTCGGCTGGACAGAGACAGTATTTAAATTCACAGAAGTACCAGGTGTTCCGTTTACGTCGTTTGACTATCATATGCTCAGCGCTATAGTAGGTAGTTACTTTGGCGCATCTATAATGAGTAGGGACTAATATGGAACATAACTTTGTATTTAACATAAGACAAAAAATAGGCGGCATTATACTAGAAGTAACAGCCGAAGGTACGTCACTCTTTATAAATGAATTCCACGATAATTATAATATGGATGAACTCAATGAAGAAGGTATAAGCAATGCCTTTCTTCGATTACAGAAGAGATTAGAAAATGAACTCGCACGATGATTTTTTCAATAAGTGGTACAAATACTTTGCCACATTTGCCTCAAATAAATTAAGTAAATACGCCGGACGTTATGTAGCTCCTACAGATCCTGAAGCTTTAGATTATGTACATGATGCATATATGAAGTCTATGAAGATAGGGAAAGCTATGACATGTCCTTACAGTAGATTCCAAGGAACGGAGACAAACCGTAAGACATGGTTCTGTGTCCTTATTGATAACTGTATGAAAGATAAGTTTAAATCGGCCGCTAACAGGTTGGAGTTATATACAGATAACACAATGGAATACACCCCAGCTAAGTCTAATCTTTCTAAAAAGAATAGAGATGTCATAGAGATCTTAACGGCTATTAAACCGCTACTACCTGGTAATTTCTATAAAGTGTTATTACTTAGGACTGTAAGTCTTTCTTACTCTGAGATCGCCGATGTTCTCAGTATCCCGCTAGGTACTGCTACTTCAAGTGTATCAAAGATCAAGACGAGGTTGAAGCATTTGAACTTATCGACGGATATATTATAACCATATTCTTATAACAGCGAGGACTACAGGTACTATGACCACAAGAGCAACCGCCGAGAATTTAACTTTGGTTATATGAGCCTTAATTGGCTCTAGTTCCCTGTCAACTTTATCATCGAGATTCTCTAATTTGAGCTCGATCTTCTCAGTATCTTTATCTATTTTATCTGAAACTTTTTCTAATTTTCTGTTTAATGATTTAAGTTCATCAATTACTATCGCTTGCCAATCATTCATGTTACACCAACTCCCCATCTAGATCGTCTAGGTTTAAATTAGGAGGTAATAATAGTAGGCCTCTCGCTTCGAACCAGGCCTTAGGTAGCGCTTCCGGAACAATCTTACCGTCCCTCATCGCTTGGTCGATCAATTGAGCTCTTACATCAGCCCGGATCGCGGTATTCTCCATGATAGAGGTAACATACATCACTCTCTCTGTAGGATCTAATAGTATACCTGTAGTACTCATAGAGAAGAAAGATTTAGATAGTACATCTGTAACGGCCTCCATATCAGCAGGATGTATAGGGTCCATCCCTACAGGTAGCTTCTGAGCGATTGTATTATTCTGCGGACCATAACTATCAATGATAGTCTTTCTGTCTAACTGAGGCGCCTCCTGAGGCTGAGGTATAGATTGTCCAAGCACCGCTGAAGCTAAACCTGCAGGATCTAATCCCGAAGGAGCTTGTTGAGGAAGTCCTTGTTGATCTTGTACAACATCTTGTGGTGGTGAGACAACATCTTGTTGTGATGAGAGCGCGTCTTGTAACTCTTGTTCTGACCCAAACTCTAAAGGTTGTAGTTCAGGCTCTACCAATTCTTGTTCTATTGGTAGGCTTTGCTCCGCGGTTAATGCATTCTGGAGAGCGTCTTCTGATTCGAATTCCAATGGCATATGATTATCTCCTCTTCCTGCTATTTTTCATTACTTGATTATACTCTTCTGGAGTAAGGTAGAAGACTTTTCCGTCGTCGGGATCTACCATCTTAACGGTTCGTTCTGGATGATCTTTAAATAGTTGATCTTCGGCTATTCTTGAAAAGCCTGGGACTTCTCCGTTATCTAATTTATCAGCATTTAGTCTTGATAGAGACTTGATCTCATTAGCATCGAAAAAGGTTTCTGCTTGTACTGTGTAATTGTCTACTAATACGTCAACCTGTTGTACAATCTTTCCTGTCTGCCCGCCTTGAGTAGCCCAATCTTTAATAGATGTCAAATATCCCGTAGGGTCATCCATCAAGGCAGAGGTAAATTGTAAGACGTCTTGTCCTAAAGCTCCCAAGTTCTCTATATCTTTAACGTTAGCTTTAAACAAAGTACTCAATGTTTCCATTGCTGCCGCCGCGTTTGTAAACTCTTTCTCTTCTCCTGTTCTAGGATCTACGATAGTTACAGGCTCCGATAATGCTGCATCTCCTGTTACTCCTACTTGAGCAATAATTCTCTGTAGAGTTCTTAGGTTCCCTTGAATGACAGGGGCAGTTCTAACTAAGCCAGATAGAATCTTTTGATCTGCGGACTTTAACTCTTTGGCTCCTGCTTGACGGAATAACTTATCTCCATGCATAGATACATCAAGTGTATCAAATCGTGAGCCTCCCACGTCTAAGCTTCTGGTGGCGTCTAGTCTCCCTTCGTCCTCAGCTTTTCTGGTTTCTTCTATAACTTTACTAAATTCTGCAGATTCCTTCGCTAACTGAGTTCCTACCTTTCCTTCTATTTCTGATTCTCTTCCTAGAGCGGTTATCTGAACGCCTAGTAGCTTATCAGCTCTTCCTTGTAAAGCTTTCATCTGAGCCGCTGTTTGAGCTCTCTGTGAAGCAAACTGAGAACCTATTTGATTACTCATCTGTGCACCTAATTGTATACCATTTCCATGTCCTGTGATCGCAGAAGGAAGTCCTGTTCCTAATAATGCTGCCAAACGCTGACTAAATTCGTCTCGTCCTGCAGCCGGTGCTTGTCTTAATCCTGCAATCTGCTCTGCTATGTTTTGTCTCTGTTCTGTTATCTCACTAGAAATGCCTTCAGCTCTCACGCCGAGTCCTGCCTGTCGAACAACGCTATCCTCTGCAGCTTGCCTTCTATCCTCAAGTCCTTGTAATCTCTTAGCTTCTCTATCAGCGGGACCTTCTTGTACATTCATCCCTGATCTAGTGGATACTTCGCTTATTACTTCTTGTCTTGGGCTAGGGAGTCCTGGTATGCTAGCTATAGCTCTAGTTTGATTTGCAGCGAGTTCTTCTTCGCTCGGGCCTAACCCTACTAAATTTTGTATTCCTTCTATAGCCTGGCCTGTGACGCCTCTAGCTGCAGTAACTCCCGTACTAAGGATATTGGCTCCAGAACCTACAGCTCCAGGATTTAAAGCTCCTCCGATAATCGCCGCTGGTACTACGTTACCGCTCGCAGCGTCTTTAATTTTTCCTGCTCCTGATTTGATTGATCCTGCACCTTTTCTTACTACGTTAGCTGCACCTTTAACTAGAGTATTGACGCCTCCTGTTACTGATGCATTAGGTACGAACTTCCCTGTTAGAGGGTTGTTTACCGCTTTCCCGCCAGCCTTAAAAAGGTTTCCTATTCCTGGAATCTTTGATAGAGCTTGACCTCCTCCTAAATTAAGAGATCGTGCTCCTTTTATAAGAAATGGTAAAAGTTGTCTAGGATTAGGAACTGCAGCCTGTACGTTGGGGTCGTTAGGATCTCCAAAAATCATATTTAGTACTCTATCTGAAATAGATAGCTCATCTTCTGGGTCAGGTACTATACCTGGTGTACGTGGATCGAATACCATGTTATGCCTCCACTCGGTTGCATTTGAATAGTCTCATTGCCTTACCAATAAGGTTACAAACAGGCTCTCCTAAGAAACTTATGATCTTCCCTGCGATGCTTCCCTTCTTAAGGTAACCTGCACGATATGCCATTTCTGTGGCCCATGCTTTACCTATAGGATATGCCATATAAGTAGCGACTTTAGACACCTTCATTAGTTCTACATATTGAATAGCCCAGATTTGGTACCCTGCTACTACATCAGGATTCATTCCTACTGCATAAGCTAAGTCACCTTGATATGTTACGTCATCGAGTAGGCCTTGTCTGTGGAGTTCACCACATATGACTTTACCTCCGCCCCCGCCTGAGCTAGGTGGCGGTTTAGCAATCTCTGCTCTCTGTAATTCTTCTGCTTCGCGCTGGGCTCTAGTTGATTCGGCTGCTCCTACTTCCGCAAGAATCTGCTGTCTTACACCTGAACGCTCTGCTACACCTTGTGCAACAATGTTCTGCTCTGTGCTTAACTTACCAAATAACTCTTGCTTACGTTGGTCTAGGTTGATAAGCTGACGTCTTAGTTGATCATCTTGTATTTGTCCTTGAAGGCCTTCTAAACGATCTCTTAATGCAGTCTCTTCTGCTCTTCCTCTAGAACGTAAATCTTCCTTAGCTGATGTGCCCCTTTCTCTTAATCCTTCTCTCTGGAGAGTTAAGTCCTCTGCAGCAGATAAGCCACCCAATAGAAGGTCTCTCTCTAAACCTGCTCTAGCTTGTAAAGCTCCGCCTAATGCGTCTCCTACTAAAGCTTGACTAACACCAGACTGTGCTACGTTTCCTGCAGCTCTGATCTGACCTAATTGTCCTTGAAGAGCACGGTTAATCTGCTCACGTCCAGACGAACGCTGAAGCTTAGCTAATTCACTATTTGGATCTGTACGAGCCGCTATGAGTTTATCTAGTTCCGATGTCCCTCGTGTGATCTCTGCTTCTCTACCTTTTACGTCTTCGGCGGATTGAGCTCTCTGACTAATTAATGACTGTTCTCTGTCCCGCTGTAATTGTAAAGATTTACCACTAGGATCTGTGCGCACACGACCTAATGCTTCTTTTCCAAAAAGTTCTTCCCCTCGTCTTTTACCTAATGCCTCGTCCTTTTCCCGCTCTTGTCGTGTCTTGGCAATACGAGTGCCTTCTGTCTCTGTGAGGAGCGCCAACTGTTCTTTCAGGATCAGCTTAGCTTCCTTTGCCTTTTCTTCGGCTGATTTCTCTACCATTGTGTTATGCTCCTAATATTGCTAAAGTTATTGTGACTGCTTCGGCACCGTTATTCTTAAGGTATATATGCTTGGCCGTCCAAGCGGTGGTACCTTTCGTAACTAAGCCGTTCCCGGTCTGTCCCAGAGATATGTAGTATTTAGCTATCTTACCCTCTGGTAGTTGATATTGTATTTGTTTCTCAGCACCTGCCGCAATAACCACGTCTTCTGATATGAAAGACTGGAAGTTGTCGTCAAATGTTAAACGAGTAAGTCCAAAGGAAAGTTCTCTTTTATCTAGATTATAGGAGAATTTCATCGTTTTAAGGTCTCCTTAGTCCATTTCCGAGAGATCGGGCTTCTAGCGCCCACCCCGATAAAAGTACTTGCTCGTTGATTGTATTGTTACTAAATTTTAAACCTAGGGATCTAACCACGTTATTCCCAAGGGCCTCTGTAATCGACCTATCATCAGTAAGTAAAGATGATGTAAAGTTATATAATTCAGTGCTCTTGTTAAAGTCATGATAAACACCAACAGTAATTCCTCCAGTAGGAGTAAACGCCAAATTGGATTCCTTTACAAAAGAGTCTATTGATAATTCTGTGTACATCTTTCTGTCTTTAGGAGATCTTAAGAAATCCCATTGAGGCCAGTATTCCCAGCTAATACCCGATATGGCGGACGAATGATCTACGTAATCAATTTCAGTTTTAGTTAAATTCGTTCTGTGCAATAGATGTGATCCGGCGGCCTCTCTTGAATGGAACCATAATACATCATCACTATTCCCATCATCCCACTCAACGAGTCCTCCGTGAGCGTTTATATTGGACCAAACAAACCATGCATTTCTTTCAATGTCTAATACATATACTCTACTATCTGAGTCGGCGTAGGTGAATCCACCCGCCGTAGTTTCTGAAGGCATATGAAGAACATATTTATTCTCAGCTATCCAAGATGTTGCTACTGCTCTACGGAATGAAGGTCTAAAATCGTTATTCGCGCCGAGTTTAAATACAGGGTCAATTGGTCTAGATACGTTCTCTACCTTATATGTAGAACCTGATCTGGTTATTCTAGCTACACCTTTATTACTAAGGAAATAAATACTGTTGTCTATTGTCGCAATGGTGTGATGTGCCACACAGCCTATATTGTCGGCGAGGATATCGATACGTAGAAAGTCTTCAGCTAGGTTACCTTCACCGATCCATACTCTATCTTCATTAAATATAAATAAGTTTCTATCTAGTACGCCTAGTCCTGTTACTTTACCTCCACCACCTTGAGGTACTTCCTTTGTGTTTAACGCAGGGAAGTTCTCTGGGGAGACGCTATCCGCGAACTCTGAATAGTAAAGCTTAGTAGGATTAGCAGGGTCTCCTGCCATGACTAACTGGTTTCTCCATTGTACTATATATTTGTTGTTAGGAGGAAGACCTTTAGTCTTATTGAATTGTACGAATTCTGCCCCTATATCCGCAGGGATAACTTGGTCGCTATATACTTGAGTTGATGCGAATGGATTATTAGGTAAAGATACGACCAATTTGTAATCTGTTAGGACAGGATCTACACCACCCACAACTTCTGCTCTCCAGATCTTAACTTTAAGTTGGTTAGAGACAGGTGCATTATCTGTTACGCCAACAGTAACCGTGCTAGAAAGAGTAGCGGTACTAGAAGTAACCGCCAATACTTCTTTAGTAATATAAGTAGATGTTTCAGTGTCGTAGAAATAAGCTTTATCGCCGACTTTAAGTGTGTGGGCGCCACCCGCAGCGTCATCAAGATTAATACGCTCTTGGTTAGTTGCCACATTAGTAGAAGTATGAGTACTTGTTGCCAATCCTGCATTTGTGTTATATCCTTCACTAGCTAAGATATTAGTAGCTGTAACGTCAATAGCGTAAGGCCCGGCGGAGTTATCTATGTCGGCCGAGTCGCTAGAAACTTCCCCTTCAACCATATTAGATATTGCGTCTGTTTGTTCATAACTAACTCGGTAGTTCCATATCCCTGTAAAGGTCGCACCCACACCAGTACCAGTATCAACTGCTCCTGTAGGGTCTGCTCCTTGTTTAACTCCAGCTCTGTAGAGGTTCTGTCCATCATATTTAATCATTGCATCATAACCATCTACAATATAAAGAGCTCCATTAATTGAAACGGAATCAGGGTTTTCAAAGTCATCTAATGAGATACGCTCCGCTACTTTAGGTAATGGGGTGGTCATGGGTGAGTTTATGGCTGCCCAATATCCTCCTCCTATTTCTAATTCAATAGAAGAAGTAAAAGCGGCGGCATTTTTGTAATCTAAAAAGGCAGCAGGGATTGCGCCTGACCCCGTAGCCACAGTGGAACTGAAGTCTGAGACTGCGTCTACTAAGACCTTAAGCGCATCAAGATCCACAGGGGATACTTCTGTACCTGTTCCCAGGTTACTAGTCAACACTGTGACTCCGTTATCCACGAGCGTTAGAGTAACATCTGTAGTAGAGGTCGCTTTGATCGTGACAGAGGCAGCGTTGGATCCCGAATAAGTTATTCCAAAATTAAAAGTTGTCCATTTCTTAGGAACGTCGTCTAGTCCTACTAGATCAAATGATATGTCACCAAAACCAAGAGTGGTAGGTGAGCCAAAAGGTTCTACACCAAACGCAAAATCACCGAAACCTTGTACACCTACGGCGGCAGTTTCAGTTCTCTTTTCATATACGACTAAACCATAACCTACATCGCTAGTCGCACGCAACTGGTAGCCTTCCCTTTTGACAAGGTCAAATGAGGGGGAAAGTCTCCAATTGAGACCGTCTCTGGCGTTCTGTACATTTTTAAGTGTTTCAGGTAATCTTAGATCTATTCCGCCAGGAGCATATGTGATCGGTATCTGATATCCGCGTGCCATTATTTCTCCTTATTATTAAATAAATCTATCTATGTCTAGTTCTGGTATACTCTTGATGTCGCTACTCCATTCGGCGAACATGGATTCTAGTCTAAATTGTAAAGCTATAAGTTTACGCTCTGATGCATTAATCATTGGGTCACCATTAAGATCATATATATTTCGTTTAACATATTCAATTACGAAAGGTTCTACTGATCTAGGAAATGGGAGATGTGTACTCGCATTAGAGCCTATAACTACATAATCATTTACAGCTACGACTTCAGAAGAAGACGAAGTGAAAGTTCCTAATGTTATAACTCCAGTACCAGTATCATAAGCCGTAACCGGTATGTCTTGCATTTGTATATTACCATCTTTATCTACTACTGAGATGTAAGTTCCTACTAAATCAGAATCAGACAATGCTGCAGTAGCTAAGCCATTGGCTGCTATTGTAATACTCGTTGGATCGTCCCCATCATCTACTGCAGAGACTTTGCCTCTACGTACGTCTACTGTGGGTAATTGGTGCTCATAAGTGACGCGAAGTCCGCTGGTTAGGGCCGATGCGCGTATAGGGCTTAACAGAATTTCATTTTTGCGGTGTACGTAACTTAAGGGATCTCCAGAGCTTCTGGTGTCTCTCTCATGTTCTGATATCTTTTTTAGTTTGCGGTAGTCATTACTTCCTGATCCATACTTGAATTCTACGTTTAAAACGTTGACTCCTAAGAATGCATCTGTAGAGATAGTGACAGCTTCAGTATCGGCAGCAATATTTAATAATGCTTCCTTAATGTGAGCTTGAGTTCCATTATCATATAAAATGCCGTGAACTACTTCCAGTGCCTCATTTAGTAAATCAACAATCGTTTGAGTTTGAAGACCACGCTGAGCAGTAGAAGTAGGAGAATCTGTATAAGAATTTGTATGGGTGAGGCGTCTAATGCTCTCTACCATTTTGTCTACTCTTTGTGACATTTGTTATCTCCCTAATATTGACTGTCTAAAACCACTAACGATATTACCGAAAGCTTGCTGCTGGGCTTCGTTCGCTTCTCTTTCTGCCTTAATTCTATTTTGCTCTGAGTTTGCTCTTATCTGGTCGGCCGTCTGTAACCGCTGACTAGCTATGTTAAGTAGATTACCTTGATGTTGAGCCGCTAACTGAGCGTCCAGTTGTTTAGCTTGGGCGCTAGCTTGTTGTTTTCCTTGAAGTACTCCAAGTCCACCTTGCAGTCCACCGAGTCCTAGCTGCTGTCCGAAGGATAATCCTCCACTGGCTGCTGCGCCTTCTGCCGCTGCTGCACCTCCGGCCGCTGTCGATGCTCCCGCACCTGCTGCTCCTGCCGCGCCTGCTCCACCGGCTGCCGCTCCGCCTGCCGCACCTACTCCCAATAGGGAACCACCGCCGAAACCTAAAGTTCCACCGGCTAATGCACCTTTAAGTGCTCCACCTTTTCCGCCTTTCGCTGCACCTATACCGCCGCCTAAAGCTGCTCCTATTAGAGCTAATGTAAATGGGTCCATGTTTTAATTCTCCTATTATGCTTGGTTAACTTTATATGTAAAGAAACCTTGTATGTTCCTATTACCATTTGAGAAGTCTGCCCAGGTTTTAAATGCGCTAGCGCTACTCTCTCGAATTCTGAAGTAATTCTGTCCCGAAGGGATCTCTCCTCGACCGTTTAAATATATGCCCCCAGCAAATCTAAATGCGATCATAAAATTATGACCCGCATTATTTATCGCAGTGGCGTCAGGTTGCATAGGAACTGCGAATCGAGCCTCTACTGCTCCAGAACCGTCGGTTCCTGCGTCGCTAATAGTTTCCCAATTTACTGAAATGTCTCCGTTCATAGCAAGGTAGTACCTTACGTTATTTGTCACAAACGCCGCAGAAGTTCCTCCGTTAGCAATCGTATAAGTGGAAGCCGCCGCCCCGTGATGTCCTTTAGGGTAATAAAACTCAGTATTTTCATTGAATTGTCCTATCCCGTCAGTCACTGCTAATGTCTGTACTGTCCAGTCATCAGATGCGCTCATTTGCATTCTAATAGAACCTATACATATACAAGGGTTTCCATCATATAACGTTTCATCTATATTATCAAAGGAGAAGAAACTATATTCCTCATCTGCTACTGCATCATCGGGTGCTCCAATTTCTCCTACTGCTGGTGCGGTAGTTCTATGTGGAATTCTAGATATCATAAATGCTATAGATGCCTCATCATCTGAAGATACCGCGTAGATGTAGAAAGGACAATCATTGCCCCACGCTACTCCAGTAGTTACTCCAAATAGATTACCTATGATTTCACTAGATCCTGCATCATCAATAAATGATTGATCGGCAGTGACCTCAAATTGTTTTAAGAGGCCCGGTGAGGACTTATCTTGCATTACTATCCACGCAGGATTAGTGGCGCTCAACGCAGTACCATCCGCTCCGGTAATTGTGAATGTACCTCCAGATAAAGTTACTCCTAGATTTTCAACAGATCCTCCAGGAACACTAACTTGATAGCGTGTTCTAACTGCTCTAGTCACATCACCAGAAGTAACTAAGAAATCATTCTCGTCGAAGGTTGCTATACCCTTTGCTGTGTCTGTAGCATCATCCAGACTTAATTTCGATTGTACGATAGCTGCGGATGCATTTATATCCGCGTTGACTATTGTTCCATCTGTTATCATCCCTGAGTCGACTGTACCGTCGGCTGGGAGTTTCTTTTCGCTTGAGCTCATTTTTTATTTCTCCTATAGCTTACGCTTCATCTTTAATTTTATAATATTGGGTTCCCCAGATTTCCCTGTTCCCGTTTCCGAATTCGGACCATTGCCAGAACGCCAGAGATCCTCCCTTAAATATGAATAAGCCCTGAGCTCCACTGCCGCGAACGCCGGTTATTTCTGCTTTATATGTGTTCGAAGTACTATTTCGAACGTTGGAAACGCCTATGTGTCCTCCAATTCCTACTATGCTTCCGTCAGCATAGAAGGGTATCGCTACTAAAGCGTCAACAGAACCTGATCCATCTGTACCTCCGTCGTTTCTCATACTATATCCGTACTCTACATTTCCTGATCTATGTATATAATAATTACCTGTGTTATCGCCGAAAGTCGCTGCTGTCCCGCCGTTCGCAATAGTTATTGTGGAGGCATCTGCGCCGAATTGTCCTTCAGGCATACTAAATAGTGTATGTTCATGAAATCGACCTATTCCGTCTTCTGTACTTAGAGCTTGAACTGTCCAGTCATCGGAAGCACTCATTTGCATACGGAAGGCGCCTATACATATACAAGGATTTCCGTCGTATAGAGTTTCATCTATATTGTCAAAACTGAAAAAACTGTACTGTGCATCCGCTACCGCATCATCTGGAGCACCTATTTCTGCTACTGCGGGGGATAATGCTCTATGAGGAATACGACTACACATAAATGCAACACCTGTTTCTGCGTCATTCAAGACTGCATATATGTAAAATGGAACGTCTACAGTTACTGCTACGCTTGTTGTCATTCCGAAGAGATTACCTATAATTTCAGAGGCTCCTGTATCATCAAGAAATCCTTGATCCGCGGTGACCTTAACCGTAACGTTTAGTCCGGCAGTTTTACTAGGAAGGCATAAAAATGCAGGATTAGTGGACGAAAGTGCTGTCTTCGCTCCTGACACACTAAGCGTACTAGAGGAATATGTTATCCCCAGGTTGGTTACTTGTCCCACTACTAGGTTCTCAACTATGATACTCCCTGTCCCTTTACCTTGGATAATGCCGTCTACATTAGTATCGTCTCCTAAGGTCTCGAGGACAGGAGCGTTACCTGTAGCAGCGTTAGCTAAACCTAGGTGATTCACAGCGGAACCCGTGGCTGTAAAGGCCATGAGCTCATTACCATTAGTATCTTTAAGGATAGCTGCTCTGAAATTGACTATATCATCAAAGTTATCAGTGATATCTTGAATAAGAGTTTCCCAGGTGGCATACCAACCTTCAGCTCCCTCAGCGGGATATGTAATGGAGTGGTTCTCCGTGGTTGTTGTTGATGGCATCTAAGCTCTCCTTACTCTATAATGGTTATATCTAGTTCACCTGATGTAGGAGCAGAACTATCTGTTTTTACCCAAAGATAAAATTCGTCTGTAGCGTCAAATGCGTTACTAGCGCCCATGTGCTTATTATTTGATTTTAAGTCAAATGAAGCATCGGCGTTAGCTCTAACTGAAGTGTGCGCAAATGTTGGGATACTGTCTAATTCTGCTATAAGTACTTTAGCGTCTAAAGAACTGTCTATCCTACAGATAACTGCTCTATTAAGAACTACGGGTCGTATAATTGTAAATGTCTCAGTCGCCGATGGGGCGCCTGACATAGCTGATATTAAGGTAATTGTGTTAGCTGTAACTGAACTTACTTCTGTAGCTTCACCGTCCTCCCCGCCGGATGTCATTACGATGACGTCTCCTGCGACTGCCGAGTGGGCTGTAGCGTTGATGATTGTATCTGTAGTGCCCGCTTCTGCAGCGTCTGTTCCTACTTCCCAACCAGCTTTATGCCAATTATCTCCAATAGATGAGAAATTAAGGTCTATGAGCCTATGTGGCTTCCACCTTCTAGTAAAATTGTCTTGTGCCATTTTGTCCTCCTTTATACACCGCAAGCTAAGAATGGCTTCTTATAAGCTCCGCAATATGAGTTTGTCCTTACAGACGGTTAAATATGTCCTAATATATGAACGAATTAGGGGTCGTTTTTGTTCTACTTTTTAAGCCATGTTTCTTTAAATTGTAAATAAAGCGCCCACCGTCAACCCGCTCCGCCGTCTACCTTAAAAGGCAGGGAAGAGCCCGCATTCAAATACAGCTCTTTCGAGCCTTTATACATTGACACCGTACGCACCGCGGAGGTCTAGTCCTTGCGTACCCCTCGACATTCGCTAGATTAAGTCTACACCGGGTCAACTTTCGTTGCCTTGTCCCACAAACTGTCAATGCTTTCAAGGATTTAAAGTCCTATCTTATTTCCTGTCATTGTACTTGCTTCCGCTATCCCAACCTAGAACTAGAAAGTGGAAATCTGCGTCATCGACACCAGTTGTACCGTCCGCTACCTGAAAGGTCTCGAATACGATAGTAGATGTTGATACTGACTTGATTTCTACATGACAGTTAGTTGTTATAGGAGATGCTGTTACTACTGGAATTCTTTTGAAAGTAATATCAAATGTTACGGTAACTTCATTAGAAGCTCCACCGGAACCTTTTGCTATTGTCATATCAAATTCACCTTCCGATAAACCTGTCTTAGCAGCAGATGTAGTTACAACTGAACCATCGACACGTCCACCAAGCAATACTGCTTTTGGTTGTGAACCTTTAATACTTCTTCTTATAGCCATGGTTGGCCTCCTCTATTATTTGATGGGGTTAGGGCCCCTAATTGTTGTAAAAAGGTGGGCAGTTTTTATAGCTTACCCAGGCTGTTTCTTAGCTTGTTGCTAAAGCGTCAATTACTCCATGGAACCTAGGCTCAATGAAGAAGTTACCGTAGCAGCGGTACTGGATCAAGTAACTATCATCGTCAACGACGTAGTTAGGGATAAGTACGCTTCCACCATGCTCAACAAGACCGCTCATTGGTCGCTTACGCAACTTTATACGTTTGGTGTTAAGAAGGTAGATACGGTCAGCTGGGCAAAGTCTGTCCCAGATGATTTCGATAGGGCCGTTAGGTCCTAAAATGCTTAGAGCGCCGTGTCCCATCTTGTCAGAAAGATCATTAAGAACTCTCTTGTCTGAAAGGAATTCAGCAATCTTGAGGTACTGTACCTTAGATGTAACGATCAAGTTAGGATAGTCACCACACTTGTCTTTAACATTAATAAGTTCCTCGTATAGCATGTTCTCATCAGGAGACTCACCTGTCTTGGTAGCAAGATGCATAATCCAAGAGTTAGCTGCACTAATAGCAACGTTGTTAAGAGTACCAGACTGAGCAGATGCACCGGCAAGACCTGTGAACGCATTGTCCTCAGAACCTTGTAGATAGATCTCGTCAGCGTCCGCAGGGACCTGAGTAGTACTTCCAACTTGTGTTACAGTGATAGCTAGGTTAGCTTCGTCAACTGCTGTAACTTCAAATGGGTCTGTGTCGCCAGTACCGATATTAACAATCTGCTTAACGTGGAACTTATGTCCAGGAGCTTCTGTTAATGTTAGTACGAAAATTGGGTCGGAATCAGCAACACCTGATGTAGCGATGGTACCTAGCTGAAGGTCTCCGTCAACTCCGCCGAGGAAAAGTGAAAGGGCAAGACCTTGGTCGATACCACGACGGATATCTTCTTTGACTCGCTCTACGAGGTTGTGGAAAGCACCCTTGCTATCCATTGCAGACGCCATTGATTCAGTGTCAAGTAATGCACGGACGTGATACTTTTTAGCTGTTAGTCTAGGACGAATGTTGCCAGACTCGTTAACACGAGGCATGGTTGATCCGAAACCGTAACCACCCATTAAGGATGTAGTACGTAGTACTTCTTCGTTTGTACCAGTAAAGCCTTCCTCTACAAGAATACGCTTTAGTAGCTCGTTATCGAAGAAGAAGAGATCCTGTTCGGCCATTGGATCATCTCTAAAAACTTGCTTAAACAAGTTCGCAAATGTTGAAGACAGGTTGTAATTGTCTCCTGGAATTGAAGTAGCCATTATAAGCTCCTATTGTTGTTTGTTCGTTTTAGTTCAGTAGTAATCCGGTATTTCCGGACAACTGTTACTTACGGGTGCGAAATATTACTTTCGCTTTTTTCTGGTCGTAAGTCCTAAGTCTTCAGCGCTAGCTCCTCCATCGAGTTCGTCTAAAGCCCTGTCCATCCAGCTCTTTTGGGAATCACTAGGATTCTTCCTTTGAACCTGTTTAGGCTTTTTATTCCCTTTAGCTTTAGGCTTCACGCCTTTCTTCTTTAGGGACTTATTGACGGTCTTCGATTTCTCGATCTGTTGCTCTCTACCTAAGGCATCAGCGACCATGTCCTTTATCGATTGTTCCGAAATCTCGACTCCTCGCTGCTCCATTTGGTGTACAGCTTGAAGTACCTGACTTATCGCATGTGAGTCGCCTTCATGGCTTGTTCCTTTTAACGCTTCAGTAGCAAAATGTTCTCTTTGTACTAGTTGGGTATACTGTCCTACTAGCTCCGGAGTTATTGGCTGCTTGGTTAAAGTTCCCGCTTCCATCTCGGCCTCAAGTGCGTGGTACGCATGAGTAAAGGTGGCTTCGTCCAGTCCGTAAGTTTTCTGAACATTTTGAACTTTCCCTTGCTGTTCCTGTTCGGCTCGCAGCTTGTTCAATTCATCTTGCGCAGACTTGGCTTGAAATTCCGCCTTTTGATTCTTTATGTTTTGAACCCATTCTGCCCTACCTTCTTGAGATAAGTCAGCGTATTGGTTCAGTACTGGGGTGATTTGCTCAAATAAACTCGTAAAAAGTAATTGAGGGTCATGCCCCATCATCTCAGCTACATGCTGAATTGCTTCTACCGCGTTGTTGTCATTCATCAGCTCTGCGGCTTTTGCTGACGATTCGTTCCAATGTTGTAAACGACTTTCGAAGGCTTTCTGCTCTCCATTAAGAGCGGAAAACTTCTGGGAGATTGCTTTCTGTCCCGAAATGCCATTGGCAAATTCCTGTAGTGAGACTTCCTGCTCGACCCCATCGACTTTAACTGTGATCTTTGCGTCCTTTGGTATTTCGATCTGTTCCGGGCCATCCTCTCCTTCTATGGTGGCGGTTATTACATCATCTCGTTGTGATTCGGATCTATCTTCTCCAGATTCTTGAAGGCCCTCTTCAGATTCCTCTCCCTCAGGGAGTTCGTTAGATTCCTCTGATTCCTCGCTGTCTCCTTCTGCATTCTCTTCAGCTTCTGGTTCTCCTGTTGCAGAGTCCCAAACTTCGTCAGTAACGTCTTTAAAAGTTCTTTCTGACTCTTCAGTTCCTTCATCAGACTCTCTAGAGTCACTTCGTTTACTTGCCTGCTGCTCATCATTCCGTTCCTCACTCTCGAGTTTATCTTGCATTGAAGTGTTAGCTTCTTTTAACGTCTTAGCATCTCCAGATGCATTATCCCAGACGTCGTCGATAATACTCGATGTTCGTTCTTTTCGTGCGTGAACGCGCTCAGCTTGTTCTCTAAATTTTTCTGATTGCGACGGACCGAAATCACTTATGTCTACTGACTTATCGGTCGGTGCTACATCATTACTTTCTATGTTAGTTTCGTCAGTCATCGTAGGCTCCTTGGTTATTACGGTTTACCTTGGTTAATGTGGTGGTACTATTAGTACCGTGATATGAAGTAATTTAAACTGCCGAGGGGTTATCAGGTCCTGGCTCTTGTGGGATACTTAGTCCCGGAGTTATAGCTCTCTGCTGTAAGATCTCCTCTCCTTGTACTGCTCCTGGGTTATCCACGCTAACGGGGACAGCTGCGGGGAGCGCTGAGAAGAATTTCCATTGCACTTTATCTGCTACCTTAATAGCATATGATATTGATATCTGTGCTCTACGCCATGCAAACATCTCATGCGCCATACAGTGTGCAACAAACTGACCTTTAATCTCATCGGGCATCTCAGCGAACTCAATAGAGTCAATTACTGGATATAGTGCTTTAAGGTGTTCTACGTGATCTTCATGCTCAAGTGGAGATTCGATTTGTTGTCCTCTAGACATTAAGTCATTTTCAAGTAACTGCTTCTCATAAGCTTTAGTTTCTGATGTTTGAAAGTCAGGATCTGAGGCATAGCCTATGGATACCTTGAACTGGTTCTGATCTATAATACCTGCTTCGAACATACCTAACGCAGCGTTAATCCTACCTTGCTTAGAGTTAGGAAGAGCCGAGGTACGTTCAAACTTGATGTCATATGGACCCATAAGATCTGCTGTTTGTAGTCTGATATAAGCTGAAGGCCCTGCACTGCCCATAAGCTTAAGTACTCGTTCTTCATGTTCCGAGTATCGATCGGCCATTATAGCTAAGCCTATCTTTGCAACTTCGGCCATAAAATCGTTCATGTGTCTAATAAGTGGCTCTGCTCTCATGAATTCTTGCTCTTCCTGATGTTCTAACATCGAGGTAGCACGTGTGTTACTTGGCGGAGCATTGAATACGTGACTCGCTCCTGTGTTCTGTTTCATCTCTTGGAGTAGTCCATTTCTATAAGCAAAGAAGTCACCGCTGGTAGAGGAAGGTCTAACCAACTGAGGCGCAATATTACCTTTAAAAGAAACTACGGAAGAGGATGTATTAAGTTGTTGATAATTAACTCCTGAAAGTTTATGTGTAATCCACTTAGGCACGCTGAGCGAAAGATCCTTACGGAGGACTTTGTCTACTCTATTAAATGTTTCTGCATATCCTTTACCTGCTTCCATAACGGACATAGGTAGTGGAAGTTCATAACCAGGAACTAAAGTATCACTAAGTCTTGCGATAGGTAATAAGCTGTAACCATTAAGAGTAGGAAAATCTAACTCTGTGCTCTCAAGTAGAACATCTGGAGTACATACAACTTTCCACCCTTGAGGGAATGCTCTAGTCGCTTTGTGGTAACATGTCATAACTAGAACTTGATGCTCTAATTCATGTGACTGTTTGTGTAACCAAGAACTTGTGTCTGTAGGACTATGAGATCCTCCTCGAATTTCATCTGCTACTGAGGGGTACTCTAATTGTGTTTCATATACATCTCGTAGTTCTAATGTGATTACCCAATGCTTCTTGTCCCACTGTTTGCCAGGCTGTTCTAATACTTGGTCAGGTCTTAAAGGTCTATACGATAAGTCACCCATCTTAGTATTAGGATGTACTATAATGTCATTACCTTCTTCATCTACCATAGGCTCGCCTTGCTCGTCTAACATTAGAATAGGCTCTTCTAGCTGTGATAGAGGTGGTCCTATGGAGTTATCCCATTCCATAAGCATATAACTATGTCCGCATACCAACATTGTACGACCAGCGAACTCAAATTTGTCATGTACTCCTTGAGAGGAGAATGATTGGTCTATCATGTTTTCTGAAGTCTTAGCGGCCGAAAGATCGTGAAATTCATTACTATTTACCGGAAGAACCGATATCGAAGCTCTAGAAGATGTTATCCTGGAAAGATGAGCTTCTACGATAGGCTGAATTACATTAAGGTCTTTGCGACCGGGTGTTGGATTTCGTGTTAGTGAATCGTTATTAAGTATGGCGGCGTTACCGTCAGAATTATTGTTAGATGATCTATCCCCCACGTAAGCAGAGATGTTGTCTCTATATAGCGCTCTATAGTTACTGTAGTAGTCGCCCAGCAAGTCTGCTGTCTCTTTAACCCACTCTAATGTGTCCTCTTCATTTGAGACCACATTAGGGGTCAAGGGCTTAATGGATATCGGTGTATGCGATCCAAAGCCATCATTAAAATTGTTTCCATATAAAGCCATCTATACTACCTTCCTAAATTTTTGAATGATCCAATACCTAATCCCTCGCTAGGTAAGTTCCCTTGATTATTTATAGTGGCTTCAACAAGATCTACGGCGTCGTTCTGCGCTATTTCTCTCATTTGTGCCGCGGAACTATTCAGTTTCTTATCCATCAAGCCTTCAAGGCGATGTTCCACTCCGATAAGTTCCTCTTTCGCTGCATATAGATCTTCGGCTATTTTAGAAGTCAGCTGTGCCTCTAAAGTGCTTTTGATATAACATGACAACGCTATACTAATTGTTGATGAGATAAATGCCACAGAGGTCAGTATTACTAATAAGATTTCCATATTTATTCTTCTCCATCTTTCACGACTGTTACGACTTTTGCTGATGATGCTTCTCTTATATATTTTGCTTCTCGTTCTGCTTCTTCTTTCGTGTTATAAGCTATTGATATTTTTTTATATGTTCTTGTTATTCCGTTGTAACCACCTGAAGTAGCTGTATATTCAGAAATAATTCTGTACATGTTATTTAACCCTTTGTATCTCTAGATTTTCGTTATTCAAGTCATATCCTGCTATCTGCAGAGCTTCTTCTAGCATGTCTGCTAGCTGTTCATGCACTTCAAAGATTAGGACAGGTCCGCATCTTAGGCATACCTTACTTCTAACTACTATTTTAAAAGGTTCCTCTCTAATTGAAAGATCTACAAATGTAAAGTTCTCGTTTAGTGAATGAGCTCTGTCGTGACAGTTCTCACATCCGGTATTAAATAACTTATCCTTCGTATGCTTTTTGGTCATTGGTTTCCCTATAATATATCGTGTTCTAAATCCTCTGGAAAGACTGAAGCATCCTCGTCGTGTAATATCCCATACTTCTCTAAACGAATATCCCTCATCTTCTGCTCGAAAGTTTGGGCATTTAATATCTTTTCTAGGAATTTCTCGTCATCTTGCTTCTCTTCTGTCAATTCTATGAGGTCAGACGTATATCCTGTAGCACATAGGATTGCTCTCAGACTGTATATAAGGAGCTTGGATTGATCACCGGGGATCGTATAGGTCTTCGGGTTCCTAATGTACGTCTCGCTCTCCTTGATCAGTTCTCTGCAGTCCTCGTGGACTATCAATTTACCTGAAATGAGTAGATCTTTTATAAGACCTATATTATACTCAGGCTTATCGCAGACCTTATCAGCGTCCTCTACTACTAAGTCATATGCTTCGTGCATATCACGCTTAAACCATGGTGTCTTAGGAGGGCAGATGATTACCACGTTTTCAGAGGGAACGAAGTCCTTTAGTCCCACGTTTTCCAGGTGAGCAAGGAACTTATCCTCTATTTTAGGCCACATTTCCATGGCCGATGTCTTCTGAGAGTCCCATTCTTTGTACTCATCTAATATGATGATCTCTCCATTTAGCTTGTTTAAAAGCACTAACAGAGCTCCTGCAATGGTCGAATTTCCAGGATTTATGCAAATATACGCTTCAAAACAGTGACGTTTGGGCACTTTGTCTTTTATTTGATGATCATTTGATAATGTCTTCGTTTTTCTGCTTAATTGAGGTATAATAGCATGTTCATTTGAAGAGATGTACTCGGCCATGTACTCTCGTCTCCACTCATTCTCTCTACCTAAGGCGATTAGGCGCTCTTTTTCCTCTTTAAGCCAATTTTGTAGGTGAGGAACCGCATCATTCGTTTCAGAAGGCAAATTTAAGTAGAAATACCGGGGATTACCATCGTTCATCTTATTTTTACACTCTAATGCATGCTCATATGCTCTATTTGGGCCTAAAGGAGGGGTAGAAATACAAACTAGGGTGCCATCCTTCGCCGCGAGGTTAGGAGTCATAAATTCCAGCCAATCTTCCTTAAAAGTCCTCATTTCATCCGCAATGATCAAATCGGGCTTCAATCCGAGCTGAGAATCGATGTTATCAGAGCCATCAACCTTAATAAAGGAACCATTAGGAAGAACTATACGCATTTCTTGCTTATAAATATATATTTCACCACCTAAAATTCGCTCCATATTCTTCTTAAAGCTACGATCATAGGAATTACAGGTTTGCATACGCTGATTCGACCAGACTAGTTCCTTTGCCAGCTTAACCGCGGGCGCTAGATAGTATACTTCTGAGTTAGGGTTAAGAATAGCAAACATCCAGCATAGAAATACTGCCCATTCGGACTTACCGAACTTACGACCGCACTCGATGTAGATCATTTTAGCTAATTCTGTGAAAACAGCCTGTCCTGCCTCGATTTGGCCTGCGTGAGGCTTCCATATAGTTGCTAAATAGGCAAGTGCTTTCTTAACTCTCAGTTCAAAGATTTGATCCTGATTCATTATGAAGCTTCCTCACCTTTCTTAAAGAAAATATGCTCTGTAATGTCTGCTTCGCTCTGTGTTAGCTCTAGATTATCGGCGTCTACCTCTTTTTTGGTCTCTTCTAAGCGCTTCCAACGGTCTATCTTATCTAGTGCGGATAGGAGCCTGTCGACACCTTGAACACTCAACTCTTCGCCTCTAAGCTCCATATTAGCTAAACTACGCTGTACTACTGACAATCCTAGGCTATAAATGTCGGAAATATTACCCTTGTCGTCCTTTAAGACCTCAAGAAGCTCATTATCCTTTCCCGCTGACTTTGCGTCTTTCCAGGCTGGTTCTGTCTTAGAGCCTTTATCTACGTAGTACTTTAATGTGTTGAGTTTAATGCCTGTCTTCTCTGCTATCTCCGCTAACGTCATGTTCTCATGCAGATAGAGAGTTTTGGCCAGTGATTTCTTGCTATGGTCTACCATTGTACGCTCCTCCTGGTTCACGTTTTTTCCTTGCAATATATAAACGATTAGGATAAGATAAATGTTGCAGATAATCATCATCTGGTGTATAATTAAGATATGGAAGATATAGAAATAAAGACTTGCGGTAAGTGTCATGAGATTAAGTCTCTGGAGAGTTTTCATAAAGATAAGACCAAAAAAGATGGATATCGTCCTACCTGTAAGAAATGCAGAGTACGAGACCCGAAAACGTGTAAAGTACAAACGAGGAGATGGAGACAAGCCAATAAGGAAAAACACAGATTGAACTTCCAAAAATGGCGGAAGGCGAATTTAGATTCTAGGGCAGCCACGCAGGCCAAGTATAGAGCGTTAAAGAAGTCTCAACGATGCAAATGCTGCACTGATGAACAGATAAAACAGATCTACAAATCTTGTCCAAATGGGTGGCATGTAGATCATATTTATCCTATATCTAAAGGAGGTCTTCACTGCTGCGCTAACCTTCAACACCTCTCGGCTGAGGATAACTTAAAGAAAGGCGCTAATATATAACTTTTATTTCTATCCCTCTTCTCGTGTAGCCCCCCTATCCAGCGTGCTTGACACGTCAAAAGGTGTAGATTGTTAAGATTGCAATAATGACAGTAGCCGTCATCGTTGTCACACAGTTGTCACACTGCTGTCATTAAAGATTTAGTAAAGAATACTACCCTCACACACTATTCTGAAGCACTTTTACCTATGTTTTTAGACCTATATATACCTAATGACATTAGTGACAGCAAAAACTCAACAGAATTTAAAAACAAATACCTTTACTTTAATAGATAGGGTGACATCATTACTCAAAAGTAGATACAAAATGCCCTCACACATGGGTCTGAAAGGGTTAGTACTTGTGACACCTGATGTCATTGAACTGTCATTCTGTGACACTCTACCGTTAAAAGTCAAGGTT